TGTTCGCCGGCCGAATGCCCGACACGCCCGTCGAGTGCGTCTCGGTGTCCACCTACCAGGGGATGTCCCCGCAGTACATCGCCGAACTTGCGGCGCCCGCAATCGAGCGGCCGTCGTTCCAGGTACTCGTGCGGGGAGTGAGCCTCGCGGCCGTCGAAGCCAAGGCGAAAACGCTCTGGGTCTACATGGGCGCGGTGCGAAATACCACCGTGAACAGCACGTTTTTTCTGGCCATCCGGCCATTCCAGTCGCCCTTCGAACTCCCGCAGGACGGCAACGATCGATACCTCTACGTGTTCAACGCAGAGGCCATGATTCGGAGTTAGCTATGGCACGTTTCAGGCCACCTCCCCTGACAGACGAAGACCTCGCGGGCATCGTGAGCGCGTCGCTCGATCCCGCTCCCGCTACAGGCGATCCGGAAGATGTCCCCTCGTCTCCGGATAGCACCAGTGATCCCGTTCCAGTTCAGCCACCCGAGGACGCTGGCCCGGTTGTCGCAGCCGCTACCTCCGATGACCGATTCGTCCTCGGAACCTGGAACGGGATCACTCAATGGAACTGCACGAGCTGCCGCTGGGACACGGTGATCAGCCTCGACGCATTCAACGCCCACTGGCAGGCCCACCGCCCGCCGCCGCCGCCGCGCCCCGTTTCTGGCCTCGTTGGCCTGGACGGTCGCCCACTCACCTCGGAGGTGTAACCCATGGCCAACATCGCCTATCAGGCCGGACCCGTGGCGAACCCCGCCGCCGCCGGCGACATCCCTGTCATCACCATGACGGCCGGTGTAATTACCGGTTCCGGTGGCGACCTCATCGATATCTCCACCGGGCGCGTCGTGATCATCGCGCAGAACACGGACGCAGCGGTCGCCTATGACATCGTCATCAACGGCGAGGCGGGCGCGGAAGGCCGCGACGTGAGTATCACCAAGGAGCTCACCGCCGGCCAGATCGCGATCTTCGGCCCCGTCCCCGGTCCGGGCTGGATGACCGCTGCCGGGAAGCTCTCGGTCAGCGTCGAGAACGTCGCTATCAAGTGGGGGGTTATCAACCTCCACCCGTAACCGCCATGTAGGCGTTAACCCATCTGCAAAACGCTCCACGCCGGAGAACTCGTAAAGGCGCACCTCGTTGGGGGTGCGCCTTTTTTCGCGTCCCGGTCCAACCGCAAAAGGGAGTCAAAACCATGGCCAGCACCGCAGTTTTCGCACACGGCACGCTGCTCAAGATGCACGACGGCACCAGCACGTATACCACCGTCCTGGAAGTCACTGACATCAGCGGCCCCAATCTCAGCATCGATGCCGTCGAGGTCACCTCGCACGATTCCGCGTCCAAGTTCCGCGAGTTCATCGCTGGCCTTCGCGACGCTGGCGAGGTGTCGTTCTCGGTGAATTGGCAGCCCGCCGCCACCACTCACGGCAACACGAGCGGCCTGCTCTACGTCGCCAAGAACGGCCTTACCCGCCTGTGGCAGCTCATCTTCTCGGACTCGGGCACGACCACGTACGAGTTCTACGCCTTCATCACGGACTTCTCTCCGAGCGCTCCGATCGATGACAAGCTGAGCGCTGACATCACCCTCAAGCTCACCGGCCTCCCGACGTACGAATAGTACCGGGCAGGCAGTGACGTAGACGCTTCGGGGAGTCGTAGATTGGCTTTATGGCTGAATACGACTCCCCGATTGTCATCCTTTCGCGCGACCAGATCATGGCCGCGGACGACCTCAAGCGAGACCTGGTAGAAGTCCCTGATTGGGGCGGCTCCGTCTACATTCGCTCCCTCACCGGGGCCGAACGCGACAAATTCGAGGCCGATGTAAACGGCTCGAAGCGCGGTTCGACCGAACTCAACCTCCAGAACATTCGCGCCCGGCTCGTGGCACTCACCCTCGTGGACTCCGAAGGAAAGCGGATGTTCCGGTCGCCATCCGACGTGGAGCAGCTCGGCACGAAGAGCGCTACTGCACTGCAAATCTGTTTTGACAAGGCGCGCGAACTCTCGGGCATGACGCAGGCCGACGTCGAGGAACTGGCAAAAAACTCCGAGACCCCAGAAGCGGACGACTCTTCCGGCTACGACTAGCCGTCGCTCTGGGCATCCCCGTTGAGGAATTGCTCAACCGAATCACCGCACGGGAGCTTGTGGAATGGCAGGTATTCGACCAGTTACACGGGCTCCCGGACAGGCGCACGGACCGCGCAGCGGGCGTGATTACGGCCACCATGGTCAACATCATTCCGCAGCCACGAAAAGGCCGGAAGCGGAAGCGCCTGTATCCCCCGGACTTTTTCCCGTGGCTGAAACAGGAGAAGCCGGCAGCGAGCCCTACCGCCATGCGTGGCGTGTGGTCGGAGATAGTCGCGGCCAGCGGCGGGCTGATCCGCGAGGTGCCGAGTGAGCACGATAGCGAGCCTGATAGCGACGCTGGGCCTTGACGTTTCGGGGTTCAATAAGGGCGCGGACGACGCTGAGAAGCGGGCCGGGGGGCTCAGCAAGGGTCTCTCCGGCTTCCAGACGGCCAGCCTCGTAGGCGCTACATCTGCAGTGGTGGCGCTTGGCGGCGGACTCGCGTCGAGCGTTTCTGTTGCGGCCAACTTTGAGAAGCAGATGGATGCTGTTGGCGCGGTGTCTGGGGCCTCCGAATCTGAGATGGGGCAGCTCGGGAAAACGGCGCTCCGCATCGGCGAAGAGACCGCATTCGGCGCTCAGGAGATGGGCGGCGCGATGGAAATTCTCGCAGGCTCCGGCATGAGCGCCACCCAGATCATCAACGGTGCGGCCGACGCAACCGCGGCTCTCGCTGCCGCTGGTGGTACAGACCTTGCAACCGCGGCGGGCGTTGCCTCTACCGCGATGGGCGTCTGGGGCCTCGAAGCGGACCAACTCACCGACGTGGTTAACCGCGTGGCGGGCGCAGCGAACGTCTCCAAGTTCGGCGTTGAGGATATGGCCGGAGCCATGGCGATGGGCGGTGGCGCGGCCAGTGCGGCGGGCGTGGACTTTGCCGACTTCTCTACCGTCATCGGCTCAACCGCCAAGTACTTCTCCAGCGGCTCCGATGCCGGCACCTCGTTTAAGACGTTCCTGACACGGCTCGCCGCGCCGACCGATAAGGCTGCGAGCGCCATGGAGGAGCTCGGCATCAACGTGTTCGACTCCGAAGGCAACATGAAGTCCATGGGCGATATCGCGGGCATCCTGCAATCGTCCATGGGCAGCCTGTCGGAAGAGCAAAAGGCACAGGCGCTCGCCACCATCTTTGGCGCTGACGCGAGCCGGACGGCGATCGGCCTCATGGAAACCGGCAGTGAAGAGTTCCAGCGCATGTCCGATGTGATGAAGAACACGGACGCAACGGCAGTGGCAGCCCAGCGCATGGACAACTTCTCGGGCGCGATGGATCAGGTGAAGGGCGCAATCGAAACCCTGCAAATCAAGATTGGATCTGCGCTACTCCCGATTCTGACCACGCTCGCGATGTGGTTAGCCGAGAAGATCCCCGCCGCAGCTACTGCTGTCGCGGACGGCTTCCAGCTCCTGATGGATAAGACAGAGCCTGTGCGCGCGGCCATCTCCACGTTCGCAACGACGGTTGCGACAGAGGTCATGCCGCACCTTCAAGCGTTTGCCGACTGGTTTACCGGCAACAGCGAGGCCATGACTGCGGCGGGCGTGGCTGTCGGCTCGATTCTGGTGGCCGCGTTCCTCGCTCTCGGGCTTGCGGCGGCCGGGGCTGCCGTGTCCGTATTGATAGCGCTCGCCCCGATACTCGCGGTTGCAGCCGCCGCCGCAGTGCTTGGACTCGGTATCTGGGCGCTCATCAAGTATTGGGATGAGATTGTCAAGGCGTTCCCGGCGGCAGCGGTGGCGCTCGATATGGTCAAGGAAGGCTGGCAGAACTTCCTTTCCTGGCTGACCGGCACGTTCATCCCGCGAATCACCGGCATTGCCGACGCGTTCCAGGAAGCTGGCTCGCGCGCGCTCGGGTTCGCGAAGGGGCACTGGGAAGAGATCCAGACGGTCATCGACGGCGTGCTCATGTTCATCGTGACGCAGGTAGGGAACGTGTTCACGATGATCGGCGGCATCATCGACGGCGCGCTCCAGGTCGTCTCTGGCATCATCAAGACGTTCACCGGTCTGCTCTCGGGCGATTGGGAGATGGCGTGGGAGGGAATCAAGGAGATCGCGAACGGCGTCTGGACGACGATTGTTGCGCTCGTCACATTCCACATCGATACCCTCACGAACATCGTGACCAACCTCGGCCCCGCGCTGGTCGCGATCCTCTCGATGGCGTGGGATCTGCTCAAGAACGTCACGCAGGCGGCTTGGGACGGCATCAAGGCGGGCGTCTCGGCTGCGGTTGACGCGCTGCCCGGCCTGATCTCTGCCGCCGGTGGGGCGCTCCAGTCTGCCGCCTCTGCCGCGTGGGATGCGGTGAAGAGCGCGGTTTCGGCAGCGTGGGGCGCTATCAAGGGGCTGGTTACGTCGGCCGTGCAGGCGATTCCCGGGCTCATCTCGGCCGGTGCAGGGTTGCTTGCCGATGCTGGCAAGGCTGCGTTCGAAGCGCTCAAGAGCGGCGTCGAGGCGGTCTGGGACGCGATTGCCGCGTGGGTGCCGACGCTGCCGGGCATCGCTGCTGGGCTCATTGTCGCGGGCGTCGGACTTCTCATGGACGCTGGGCAGCAACTCCTCACGAACATGTGGGAGGGAGCGAAGGCGGTCTGGGAGACGGTGAGTAGCTGGGCTGGAACGCTGCCGGGACTGGCGAAGGCCGCCATCGTTGCTGGCGTCGGGCTCCTGATGGAGGCTGGTAAGAACCTGATCGACAACATGAAGACCGGGCTGGCGTCTGCGTTCGTGGACGTGAAGGCGTACGTGGCGACGTTCCCCGGCAAGATGGTCGAAGCGCTCGGCGACCTCGGCGGCATCCTGCTCGGCGCGGGCAAGGCGATCGCGGGTGGTCTCAAGGACGGACTGGTTGCAGGCTTCGAAGCCGTCAAGGGCGAGGTCTCTAGCTGGGGCGGCAAGATCGCCAGCCTCAAAGGCCCGGAGAGCTATGACAAGGCGCTGCTGGTCAATCAGGGCAACTGGATCGCGGAGGGCCTGACATCCGGGCTCGCGGAGGGATTCGATGGGCAGGTCGCGCCCGAGGTGGCGACGTGGGGCGCGAAGATAGCCGAGGGCATCGATAGTGCCAGCCCGGCGATCGAAGAATCAGTCGAGGGAATCAAGGCCGACATAGCAAATATGTTCAACGCCATCGTGGATGAGGGGCTGGAGTTCGGGTTCATCATCGACGGGGTGAGCGACGCGCTGACCGACTTCGGGTATGCCGGCACCGATGTGGCTCGCAACATGGAGTACCTCATGGACGCCATGGAGCATGTGTTCCGCATGGCCGAGAGCGGCTCTATCACGATGGAACAGGCCGTCTCGTGGGCGTTCGATAGCGTCCAGGAGATCATGACTGGCTCGCAGCTCACCGCAGAGCAGTGGGCAGCCGAGTTCGCCAAGAGCCCTGTCGAAGCGGCTGCCGCGTTCAACGAGCTACACGACTCCGTGCGCTACGGCATCGGCGGCATGCTCGAAGCAATGGGCGGGTTCGGGCTCGCATCCCGCGGGTTGCTCGAAGACTTTTCCTTCAACCTCGAAGCCATCCCGCTCTCCATGGAGGAGGTCCGCGCCAACATCCAGGCGAACTTCGCCACGTGGGGCGGCACGTTCGCGACCGAGATGCAGCACGGCGGGCGCATGGTTGGCGAAGAGCTACAGGCCATGCTCGATTCGCTCACGGCCAGCATCGAGAGCGCCAACCTCTCGGAGCAGGCATCGGCGGAAGCGTTCGCCATGCTCGACAAGATGGCGTCGACCATCGAATCGAACGAGGGCACGGTCACCCACGGCGTCGATAAGATGCTTCGGCGCATCGGCGACCTCATCACGGATCCGGCAAACGTGGAAACGGCGGCGGCGGGCACCAAGGCGATCGTCGATGCGATGTATTACTCGATGCAGAACGGCTGGGAGACGAAGCTGGTGCCGTCTGTCGCTGGCTGGCCGGCCGACCTTGCCGCCCGTTTTCGCGAGGGCTCTGAGGCGGCGCTGCCAATCTATGAGGGCGCTCTGCTCGATACCGCACGGGCGATGTCTGATACATGGGCGAGCGCCGCTCAGGGCTTCGGGCGCGATGCCACCGATGACCTCGTGGTCTGGCAGAACGTTCTCGTGGAGGGCATCTCTACAGGACGAACGCTGGCTGACAGCGAACTCACACTCATGATGAACATGATCGCGCAGCAGATCGGCGATATGCGGTACGACCTCCCGCTCGAAACCGCCGCCGCGATTGATGAGACTTTCGCAGCAATGGTTGCCTCGATGCAATCCGGTGGAGGAGTCGCAAGCTCCGAGATGCTGTCTGTCCTCAATATGCTGCTCGGACACGTCGCGACCTATACCGATGGGCTTGTCGAAGAAACCGTTGCAGGCCACGACACGTGGCAGCACACCCTCGAAGCGCGGATGGACGATATCGCAGATGTGGTCTCCGACCGCTGGACCGCGATCGATGCGGTCACCGAAGACGGCGTGCGCAACTGGTATGACATCTTCACGGGCGGCACTGAGGACACGATGAGCGCCATCCAGGAGATTCTAACTACGGCCACGCCGCTCATTGCAACGGCCGGCGCGGATGTCGCGGGGGCGGCTATTGAAGGCTTCGAGTCGATGCGGCTCGCCGATGAACTCGCCAAAAAGACGCGCGACGCCATGTTGCTCACAGAGGCGGAGATCCTGATCGCCAAGCCGGCCGTGACCACCGCCACCGCAGACCTCGGAACGTCGGCCGTCGAAGGCTGGCAGCAGGTCGACTTCGGCACGTGGCTGGTCAACACCATCAACGCGAACATGGCCGCTGCGAAGGCCGCGATCGATACCGCCCGGCCGATCCTCGAAGGCGCGATGACCACCACCGGCACGGACGTCGGCAATGGTCTCGTGTCCGGCATCTCGGCTACGCAGCCGAACGTTCAGGCCATCATCAACGCGATGGGCATGCTCGCGATTAACACGATGCGGACCACCGTTCAAAGCCACTCGGACTCGAAGGTCTTCTTCTCGGTCGGCACGGACATCGGCAACGGGCTCGCGTCAGGAATCACGGCCTCGACGCCAACGGTGCAGGCTGCGATTACCGGGCTCGCCACGCAGATGATTACCACGGGCACGCAGCTGGGAATCAACGTCGGGACGGTCAGCGGCGAGACGACGATCACGTCCACCATCAACGCCATCCAGAACGGTAGCGCGGACCTCGAAGCCGCGTGGGCGGACATCGAAGCGCGGATGAAGACCATCAACGACGATGCTGCCACCAGCGGCGGGGCGAGCTACGCGCAGCGCTGGTACAAGAGCATGGTCGACGGCATGGAATCGGGCATGGTCAGCGCTGCGACCGCCGTCGAGATTATGACCGGCGTGCTGTACAACGCGGCCAACCCGTTTGCCAGCGGCACCGCATCTCCACAGACCGCGGACTGGGCGAAGTACTTCGAGCATATGAACGACTGGATGTATGAGAACAACACCGAGATGTTCCCCAGCCACGGCCCGCGCACCGAATCGACCGATGGCATCGGCCAGACGAACGACTACTGGGCTCGGCTTTCGCGCGCCATACAGGAAGCGCGGGAGGCAGCTGGGATTAGCGACCGGCTGAACAAGGACAAAGAGAAGGCGACGGACCCGTCGAAGTACTCGAAGACGCCGATTGAGATCAAGGACATCATCCCGGAAATGTCGGTTCTCGATAAGGCCGTCTCGGAGATGATCGCGGATGGTGTCCTCGATATGGCCGACGTGCTCTCCGCGCGCAAGGGCGGCTTTGACCTGTTGGCCGACGCAATCATGGCGAGCCTCGCCGGGATGTTCGACGCGTCTGACCTCGTGAA